AGGCTGGAATTGAGATATTGTTTAGTGAGTGTTTCGATGTCGATGAAGCGAGGGGTGCCGATGTAGGCAGAGATTACCTGGATGTCGTCGAGGGTTATTTGCATGGCTCAGGTGCCGCAAAAATGAGGGCTTCCTGCAGACGGTCAAGCTTCACGTATTCCCGCGCTGAATAACCTTCTTTAATCCAGTCAGCGGCGACTTTTGCCGAGGTTGTATAGCCGTAACATTCCCCGCACTTGGTCAGAAGCTCATACAGGTCTGCTACCGGCGTACACTCGAATCCATCATTGTTGCCCTCTGCTGTTGATGACTGCTTGCCGACCGGTGCGGGTGCTACCGCGAGCATGTCATTCCATGACGCTGTAACATTGTCTTCGCAATCAGCTACCACCTGGCGGCCGCAGTTAAGGCAGGCTGCCTCCGCGAAGGGATGAATCTTTCCGCGCATTTCCTTCGTTAGCTCAACCGGCACCAGTTTCCATCCCTCCGGTACAACAGCCTTACCTGCCAGCGATTCGAACTGCTGCGATGCAGTGTCGGCTTGAGCCTGCTCTTCTTCCATCATTTGCTCATATTCAGCAATCTGTGGGTCATACGGCAGAGAGTCGTCAGCAATACAGGCCGCGGGCGGTGCGGTGTAGGCGGGGATGACAACGCCGCCAAAGTCATCTTTAGATTTCATGGCGTCAAGTTCACGAAAGTAAGCTCTTAGCTCGAAACCTTCCCCATCGCCATAATCAATCTGATTCAGGTAATATGCAGGCTCCGACTTCTCCCGCTCTTTGCGCAGCGCCAGAAGTTCGTCCATCGCTACAACGCCGAGACCAAACATCTCGTACTGCTCTTTGTCTTCTACCGGATCGTAATCTTGCTGCCAGACTGAGAATGCCATTCGAAGGTCTTTTACCAGCTCATTGCTAATAGTGTTCATCAAAATCCCCCTTTTTTGTTCGGTTTGCGTTCGCGCTCTTCCCTGCGGAAACGCGCCTCTTGCTGGTCGATGTCGTAAAGAATGCCGTTGCGCTGTTCAACGTAAACAGTGCCTATGTTGCCGTGGCGGTTGAGTCGCAAAAGCAGCTCTGTTTCTGCCGGATTAACCGTGTCGTCATCCTCCGATTCGCGATAGATACCCAGCCAGTAATCACAGTCCTGCTCAATCTGTCCGGTAGAGCGTGAGTCACTCGGCAGCGGGCGCTTATTAGCGCGAGCCTCTGAGCCGCGGTTAAGCTGCGTCAGAAGCACCACAACGCAGTTAAGCTCTTTAGCCAGCACCTTGAGACCTTTGGTGATGATGCCGTATGCCTGCGCCTCGGTATCCGCCTTCTCGGCAGCCATGAGCGTCAGGTAGTCGACAAGTACCATTCCAACCTCGCCGCGCTCGCGCTTAATGCGGCGCGACTCGGATACGATGTGCGCCAGAGAAAGTCCCGGTGTATCGTCGATGTAAAGATTGTTGCTGTCGGCAATCTGCGTACCCATAGCGAGTGCCTGGGCGAACTGGTTTTCGTTGTAGCCGTTCTGGTAAAAAACATCAGACTTCACGCGGGAGTGCTGCGAGATGATGCGCTCTACCAGTTGCTCGGTCGGCATTTCTAGGCTGAATGCGAGGGTTGGCAGGTTTTCTACCAGTGCGCAGTGGATAGCCATTTTCTGGTAGACAGTGGTCTTGCCCATCTTCGGGCGCGCACCGACAACGAAAAGGGATCCGCGCACGATTCGCTTGGGCTCCAGCATTTCGTCCAGCGCTTCAATGCCTGATGTAAGGCCTACCGATGACGGGTTGCCTTCCAGTCGCTCACCGACCTGATAAGTCCATTTGTTGAATGCATCCCTGAACGTCATCAGGCCACGATGATTTCCGGTTTTTGCTTTGTCATCGACCTTCATCGCCAGCGCCTGCACCGCTTCCAGCTTCTGGGCGGTCGTCATCCCTGAGCGCGAGTAGAGCACCTCAAGCATCTGCGTAGCCTGCTCGATTGCCATGCGCTCTGTCGATTTATCCTTCACGACATTGGCGTAGTGCATGACGTTAGCGGCGCTTGGCGTGTTGCGGGAAATGTCTGCCAGATAAGCAAAGCCTCCTACCTGTTCAAGCTCTCCCTGCATTTCCAGAGCGTCTGAAAGCGTCAGCATATCCAGCGCTTTGCCTTTGGCGTTCAGCCCCTGCAACGCTGCGAATATTCTGCCGTGCTGCCTGCTGTAGAACATGTCAGCATTCAGGAAGCCGAGCACCTTCTGGACGTTGTCGCTATCCGGGGCGACCATCACTGAGCCGAGAACGGCCTGTTCAGCCTCGTAGTTACATGGCGGGGTTTTGATGTCATCGGTCATCGCGATCACCCTCACGAACTTCGATGTAGAGCTTAGAGTTCAGGAAGCTGTCAAACTTCATGCGGCGCCACGTCCTGCCGGTCTTCTGGTCAGGCCGGTCTTCCAGCATCCAGCGGCAGTTTTCGCTGATGTATTTCAGGTATCCCCTGAAGCCTTCCATGTCGAGAGGCTTGCCATCCAGATTGCGGGCGATCTTGTTCGCCTTGCCCCAGAAGGTGCGGATGAGGTTACGACGCTCATCAGTGAGGCATCTCCACCCCCTGGCTTCTGGCAATTCATCTTTCAGGCATTGCCAGACTTCTTCGCAGGAAATTTTTGGCTTCTGCACGACGGGCTTTTGATTCTGTTCTTCAGGCTCGTTTGCGACATACTCATTACCTTTAGGTAATGAGTTATTATTTATATTATTGTTTATGGACAAACGTTGGACATCGCTTGGACAAACAGCCCTGAGAGCCGCATTTTTACTGGTGTTTGCGTTGGACAAGTCTTGGACATTCGTTGGACAATTTTGAACCTGAAAATCGTCATATTTTACGATGGTGATGAGGCTGAATTTCTTCTGCATCGACGTGACGGTAATCATCCCTTTAGCCTCAAAACTTCGCAGGAGGCTTTTTACTTTGTTGTCGGGAATGAACGTTTCGCTGACCAGTGTCGGGCGGCCTGTAATCATCTGCCCGCGCTCAACGGTTACCGGTCCAACATCGGTGTTTACGACGGCATCCTCATGGTTTGCCTTGAGGATGAGATGCACCCAAAGATGCACGGCCTGAGAGTCCTTGTAGAGTCGGCTATCCATAAACTGGCGGTGTATAGAGACAAACCCCATACCGGCTGCCTCCTGCTGGTTTACGCGGCGTTCTTGCTGCCGGTAGTCTGCTAATTTAACGACGCCCATTCTTCACTCCTGCCTTAGCCAGTCGATAAACACCAATGAACCGTTCAGCGAACGATCTGTTATTGGCTGCCGCTACAACCAACCCGTCAGGTGATTCAGGGTGCCGAATCTCTTCTTTTCCCTGGTACTTCCTGCGTTTTCGCATTAAAATGTCTCCTGTTGATTGTGTTGGCGTAACACAGTTTGCTTAGGCCCTGAACGAGTTGCCGCTCGTTTGGGGCTTTTCATTTGTCAGTATCTTCGCTACCTGCTCAGCAAGGCGGGCCATCTCGTCATCCACGACTCCCCATTCCAGCACTGCAAGTAACATCGAGAACTTCGGTATCCAGTCGCGTTTCCAGCGGCTGATTTGCGCCTTATCGACACCTACAGCTGCTGCTGTTTTCTCTGTGCCAATCATTGCGATCTTGTTCAGCAAGGCGCTCTCAATGCGTAACGCCTCGTTGCGTTTATTTGCGTGTTCCATCAATTAATCTTCCTTTGTGGTTTAGATAGATACGTGCGCAGACCGTGGGGTCTGCCACTTAAATGAGTTACCGCGTTGTCGGCGGTTCAGATTGGTAAAGAGCGGGTACTGCTTAGGCGGCTGAATCAGTCGCCTTCATGTATCGGTGCGGGTAGAGAATCTGCATCTCGCTAATCTTCCCCTTGAAGAACTTTGCGAGCTTCTCAGCTGTTTCGAGAGATGGAACCTGCATTCCCCTTTCGATTCGACTCAGGTTGCCAACGTCCAACTGTGTTGCGATGGCTACTTCGGCGATTGTCAGCTTTTTCTCTACACGCATTTTTCTAAGTGGCGTCTGCATATTGCACCTCCGTAATGCGCTATACGCATAATATGCGAAATAAAAAATATGCGCAAGGCGCTTTGCGTGTCACGCATAAAAAAGGTTGAATATGAGCCATGAAAATAGGCGACAAGATCCGACAAATTCGCAAAGCGAATAAGATGACCCTCAGCGAGCTTGCGTTGCGCGTAGATAGCGACGTAGGGAACCTATCGCGCCTGGAGCGCGGCATGCAGGGTTATAGCGATACCCTCATTCAAAAGATTGCAGAAGCTCTCGGAGTTCCTGTAGCTGAGCTATTCTCTTCTAATGAAGCCAGTGATACTGTAGATACATACAGTGTTGGTTCCATTATAAAAAAGGGGAGGAATGATGTGTATCGAATTGACGTTCTTGATGTTTCAGCAAGCGCAGGTGATGGGGCTGCCTCGAAAGACGTTGTAGAAGTTATACGGTCTATCGAGTACGTGCCTGACCAGGCCAGGGTTATTTTTGGTAACCGGCCAGAATCATCTGTGAAGCTCATCAACGTTCGCGGTGACAGCATGGAAGGAACCATAGAGCCAGGCGATCTCATCTTTGTAGATGTCGGCGTCAGTGTTTTTGACGGTGATGGCATTTACGTTTTCAGCTTCAATGGCGACATGTTTGTTAAACGACTGCAAAAGGTGAAGAGCCAGCTGATCGTGATTTCTGACAATCCTCGCTATCGTGAGTGGACAATTTCAGAAGAAGAAATGCATATGTTTCATGTGGCTGGACGTGTAATGCTGAGCCAGTCTCAGCAGTTCCGCCGTCACGGATAACCCGCCTTTTGCATACTGAGCCCGCCATGTGCGGGCTTTTTTGTGCCTGTAGCAAACCCTGCCTAAATATTTTTCTCTTTCTGTTTCATACGCATACATAAAAATCCCAACTTTTTTAACCACACCCCAATATTATGCGCTTGACGCATATGCGCTATACGCATATTATTCATCTCAACAGCAGGACGCTGGTAGCCAAACGGAACAGATTGGCATCGCTCTTTAACTTCGACGGTGCGCTGACAAAGCGCGAACAGATACCAAACGAGATGGGTTTGGGGTGCGGGCAGAAGCCAACCTCTTCGGCGGAGGCGCTCGGCAATGAGTACGCGGTCAGGGTTAGCCGCCTGACTGCCTGCACCACCAAAGCCATTTCACACGAGGACAAAGCCATGACGGTTATCCAATACGGTTCTTCAGTATCAGCTGGTAACGCTAAAACTCGCCGTCATGAGCGGCGCAGAAAGCTCGCTATCGAGCGTGACGCTATCGGCAATATCATCGACTCCATTTTAGGTTGCGAGGCTCCTGACGCTTCTCAGGAAGAATCACGCAAGCATGCAAGCCGCGTTGACCGAGCCACTTCGCTCGTAGCTCTCCGCGACAAGAAGCCGGAAGTAACCGAACGCAAGCGTAACCCGGCATACAAGAAGCCGGTTAACC